CGTCTGGCGCTACAAGCTGGGCAAGCACGGCATTCGGAGCGGCAACCCTTACAGGGCTTTGGTGCAAGGCGGTCCAGTCACCGTCAGCCGCGACGGCGGGCAAGAGGAGACCGGATGGTTTGGCATCAACATCCACAAGGGAAGCAACCGAAGCGTGAGCAGCGAGGGCTGCCAGACGATCCCGCCTGCGCAATGGCCGGCCTTCATTGCGCTCGTTGAGACTGAACTTAAACGCAACAACGCCAAGACCGTCAGCTACGTCCTCACCCAGCCGCGCCCCGACAAATGACCTGTCATGAGAACCCTCTTCTATTTTTTGACGGCAGACACTGGGTCACGGCCCGTCCGGTGTGCTGCCTGTGGGAAGGCGTCCTCATCGAAGTCCCGAGCGGTTTCAAGACTGACTTGGCTACTGTCCCCTTTCCGCTCACCGCAATCTCTCACCGCTACGGCCCCTACAACAGAGCGGTCATCATCCACGACTGGGTCTACGCAAAACTCGGCCACGTCGCCGATGGCATCCGCATGACCCGCAAAGAAGCCGACGACCTTATGTATAACCTCATGCTCGAAGACGGCACGCCCCGCTGGAAAGCCACGCTCATGTGGCTCGCCGTGCGGGCCAACCCGCAGGTGTGGAACCGCTTCTAACCCTCTCAACCCTCACCCCTCAACTCTCAACTAATCATGGCCAAAACAATCGACCAACTCACCGCACTCGGCGCAACACCGGACGACAGCGACAACCTCGTTATTGATGACAGCGGCGTGACCAAAAAAGTCACGGCCGCCCAACTCAAGGGTGACTGCGTTCGCTCGCAGAAAAACAATGCACTGAGCAGCACGGTCGGCACGCGCATCGGCACGGCGACCAACCAGCTCCTCGGATTCTGGAATGCCGCGCCGGTGGATCAACCGGCCGTGACGGCGGATCTGTTGGACAGCTTGCAAGAGGTCGGTTTGATTGCCTCTGGCGCTGAAGCCACGCCGCTGAATCTTGGCGGCGGCACGCTAACCTGCGGGTCGGCGGTGGCGACAGGGACGGCTGGCGTTGGCTACGCGACCGGCGCCGGCGGAACCGTGACGCAGGCAACCAGCCGGACCACGGCCGTCACTATCGACAAGACTTGCGGCAGCATCACGATGTTCAGCGCGGCAGGTTCGGCCACGGCGCAAACATTTACCGTCAACAACTCCACGGTTAGCGCCAGCGACGTTATTATTGTTAATCAGCGCAGCGGAACCAACCCATACGAGTTTGTCGTAACGGCCGTGGCCGCCGGCTCTTTCAATATCAACTTCCGCACAATTAGCGGCACGGCAACGGACGCTCCGGTCATCAACTTCGCCGTGATCAAGGCTGTCACCGCTTAATGGCATTAGAAAGTCCAGTGCAACGCGACGGTGATCGCGGATTTGTCGGGTTTGCCTCGCGCATGAACCCGCTGTCGTTGCCCGCCGGAATGTTGCAGGAGAGCGTGAACATGCGACTGGAGCGCGGGACGGCGCAGACGCGCAAGGGCGCCAAGCGGCTGGCCAGCGACATCTCGGTAAGCGGGACGCCGCTGACGGTGCCGTTTATTCTGGCGCCCGCGCCGAACGAGCCGATTGTCCGCGCGATTTACGATGGCGGCATCTTCGCCTCGGCGCTGATGCTGCTGCCGGAGGAAAACATCGGCACCGAGGCGGTGCTGCTGGCGGGGCCGGACAGCGTTTTCACCTACATCACAGACAGCGCACTCGACATCACATCGGCTGGCGCGGCGGCCGTGCTGGCCGTTAGCTCCACGGAGAACCTCATCACCGATACCAATGACGAGCTGCTGGTCATTGCGGTGAGGCCGCAAATCAACCTGCCGTCCCCGCCGGACGAGATCATCGAGCCGACTGACAAGGTTTCCATGTTGCAGGCGCATGACCGGCTTTATCTGTTCCGCGAAGCCGACCGCAATCAGGCCGGATGGGGCACTAATTTTACCAGCGGTGAAGGCATTGAGGTCGCGGGCACGGTGGCGACTGTCTATGTAGACGGCCACGGCTACGAGCCGGGCGCCCGCGTCCGCATCGAGGGCGGGTCAGCGGCGGCCTTCGACGGACACGAATACGACATCGCCTCGGTGATCGACGCTGACCGCTTTACGGTCACAGTGCCCAGCGGCACCCCAAACGCCGGTGCCAACACTCAGGTGCGCCGAACAAAGCCGCCTCTTTACTGGGACGGCGATCCCTCCAACGACTTTGTTCGCGCACCGGCCGGCGTTCCGGCTGAAGGCCCGACCTACAAGAAGATGCGGTCGGTTCCTTGGGCAACCTACATCAACAACCGGCTGATCCTGCCGGATGGGCGCCAAGGCGTGATGATATCGGACGTGCTCAACCCCGACCTATATGATCCCTTCTGGCAGTCGTTCCGCGTAGGTAAGGGCGGCAACGACTTTATCGTGGCGATCCACCCATGGGCGGATGGCAGCGTGCTCATCTTCTGCCGGAAGAGTATCTGGCTGGCCACACTGAACCAGACCTACGATGCGGACAATGGCGACAGCCTTGTGGCGCGGCTGGATGTTTTGACAGACGAGATCGGTTGCTCGGCACGGCGGACCATCGTGACGGCCGGCAACTTCGTCTACTTCTTGAGCGACAGCGGGGTCTACCGCCTTGATGCACGGCTGGACCTCAAACTGCGCGGAGACACCAAACCGCTCAGTGATCCCATCGCCGACAAGCTGGCTACGCTCAACGCGGATCTGGTGGCCGATGCGGTGGCGGTCTACCAAGATAACCGCTACTACTTAGCGGTGCCGCTGGCGGGCGATACGGACACGAACAACGGGGTCTTTATTTACAACCAGCTAACGGAGCAGTGGGAGTCGCAGGATTTATACGGCTTCGGCGCGAACAACTTTATCGTCGGCAATGTGGCGGGCGAGCGGCGCATTATGATCAGCAGCCGCGCCGGCTACCTGATGCTGCTCAATCACCGGGAGGATGGCGACGATAGTCCTGACGCTGGGGTGGATGTCGTGGCCTCCGTGCCGGGGCGCATCCGCACGCGGCGCTACGATTTCGGGGACATGCACAGCAAACGGTTTCTGCGCACCATCGCGGATGTGGTCATTCCGGCGGGCGCCACGCTGACGACCAAGATCAAGACGGTCAACCCTGACGTGGAGGACGACGCCATTGGCACGCTAACGGCGGCGACCCGCGAGGACTATAACGCCAAGTCGCCGGTGCGCTACAAAGCGCACGCGGCCGAAATCATTTACGAGACCAGCAACGGACGGCCGGAAATTCGAGGCGCCTCAATGGAGGCCAGCCCGAAGAGCCTTCCGCCGACTGAGACGCGGAATGCAGCTTAACAACTAAGAAACAAAATCATGGCAACACTCACGATCACCCCCATCAAAACCTTCGTTTCCGGCGAGACCGTCACGCCGACTAAACTCAACGAACTCAGCCAGAGCACCGTGGCGTTGACTGCTGGGACCATTGTGGACGCCGATGTGTCGGCGAGCGCGGCGATTGCGGCGAGCAAGTTGGCGGGCACGCTGGACTTGAGTAGCAAGACTGTGACGCTGCCGGATGCGGTTGTCGCACAAGCAAAGCTGGCCGCAAACGTGGCAGGCAATGGCCCAGCGTTTCGGGCGTATAAGACTACCACGCAAACCATAAGCCAGAGCGTCAACACAAAAGTGACGTTGGAAACCGAGAGCTTTGACACAAACAACAACTTTGCAAGCAGCAGATTTACTCCAACAGTTGCGGGATACTATCAAGTTAACGCAGCGGTCTATGTTGCCGCCACGGCAAATATACTATTGGCAATGATATATAAGAATGGAGCAGAGGTTTCTCGCGGGTCTTACTCCACAGCGGACGCCTATGTCTCTAATGTGTCGGATCTAATTTACATGAACGGATCTAGCGACTATATAGAATTGTTTGCCGCGCATTTTGATGCTAAAGGCTTCAGAGTTGTCGGAACAACCCAAACGTTTATGTCCGGCTTCCTCGCCAGAGCGGCCTAACGCATGACCCCATGGCAACGCGCAAAGCAATGGCACGACGACCACGTCACGGACGAAACCTTCGAGGAAACCCTCGGCTGGCACCTGTCGAACGGTGTGGTCTACGCCGCGCCGGACGCCTTCATGTTGGCGCATCCGGTATACTGGGATGGAGAGAAGATCAATGAAGGCGAAGCAAACGCATGGTTTATTGAGCTGGCCTCGGCCGACACGCCAGACGCCTTTGCTCGGTTCATGCGAACAGCGCCGCGACCGTTGCCATACGTCTTATGGTGCCGGCACAACAGTTTTGAAATCAAGGCCCATGACTGGGCGAAACTAAGCAAGAAAGTGAGGCTATAATTATGGGAGGTGGAGGAGGCAAAAAACAAAAGAAGCCGCAGGTAGAGCACCCTGCGCCCTTGGACGTTGAAGCAATCATGAAGGCCGGCAGCGAAGCCGCCGTGAAGCAGATCCAAGAGGAATACCGGCAACTCATCGCCAATTACCCCACGCTGGAAAACCTGTCGTTCGGCACGGTGAACCGCATCCGTGGACTGCTCAACAACCGAGAGACAAGAGACGCGCAGTCCGCCGTGCGCCGCGCCATGGCGTTGAGCCGACCGGAGGACGCAGAGCCTACGAGCATCGAGCAGCGCCTCTACGACGACACCGAGCGCGACTTGGCGCTTGGCCGTTCACTCTCACCGGAGCAGGAGCGTGCCGCGCAGCAATCCGCCCGCGGCGCCTTCGCCGCCCGCGGACTGGGCACGTCGATGGGATCAAGCGCCGCCGAGATCCTCAACCGTGACGCCATGGCAACTCAGCGAGAAGCCGAGCGGCGGGCGGCGGCGTCTCAGGCGAACAACATGATGATGGGCAATGTCATGAGTCGTCGCGGCATGATGGCCGACAACCTCTACGCCGGCGCCGGAAACTTGCTGGCGGTTGATCCGCAGAACCGCGCGCTGGGCATCGGGCTGCAAAGCGCCCAGAACCAGCAGGGCATGATGATGAACCAGATCGGCAGCGCGTTCGCTGGCGCCAACCAAATGGCGGGCAACGCGGCGAGCTTCAACTTCAACGCGCAGGAAAGCCGCAACAATGCCGCAATGAACAACTGGGCGTCCATGCGCTCGGCTCAAATGCAAGCCGGCGCGGCTAACAACTCGGCGACCATGGGCATGATCGGTGCTGGTGCCGGTGCAGCTATTGGTATCGGCGTCATCGCCATCTAGCTTATGGATCAACTGGTCAAAGAAACGTGCCGCAAGGTGGAGCGGTGGCTGGACGCCAGCGCCAACCCTGTCGTGCTTTGGAGCGGCGGCAAGGATTCGACGGCCATGCTGCACCTCATCCGCCACAAGGTGGGCGCCAAGCTACCAGTGATCCAGTGGCGCGAGCCGCGTTTCCGTCACCGCTACGCTTACAGCGACATGCTGGCGCAAGAGTGGGACTTGGAGATGTATGACTACGCGCCTCTCGGCTATGCGCTGACGGACGGCTACGACATCGAGACAGGCATTCCGCGCTTTGACTTTATCAAGCTCTACCAGATCGGAGCCAAGTCGCTCGCCCTCTGCCTCGGCACCGAAGAACCGCAGCCGGAGGAGCTGGCCAGCGGACGCTATCTGTGCGGGCTGGAAGCTTTGCGCCGGCCGACCGGCACGTTCAACTTCCCGTGGGACGCCGCCTTCCACGGACAAAAGAGCGCCGACGTGGATCTCATCAAGGGCCAAGTGCCGCTTGCTCAAGACGCCCTAGTGCAGGCCGGTGTGCCGACCCAATACTATCCGATGCGCCACTGGTCGGATGCCGACGTGTGGAACTACTTGGAAGCCGAAGGCGTGCCCAACGACGAGACGCGCTACGAGAAGGCGGACGGCGTGTGGCGCCACCGGAAGGATAAGAGCGCAAACAGCGACTACTATCCTGTCTGCTGGAACTGCGTGAACCGCCACCTCGGAGGCACCGTCTGGTGCCCGAAGAATCAATGCGAGACGAACAACATCAGCCATCTGGCACCCTACATCGACCTGCAGAGCGAGGCGCAGGGCTTCCGCCCGACGTGGAGCGATACGACTGTCAACGGTGTGGCGCATGCTGCAGTCACAAGTGGAGCTGGCCAGTCTTGCGACGAGACCGAAGCGACGCCGCTGGCATTCCGCAATGGATGCTTAGAGACGACTACCCTTTGATGAAGACGACGAACAACCGCTGCGTGGCGCTGACCGGCGAAGTCGGATGCGGCGTCTCTTGCTCAATTTACAACAACCGACCAAACGCCTGCCGCGCGTTTGTGGCGGGATCACAACTGTGCCTTGAGGCGCGGGCTGCGGCGGGAATTAAGGAGGAATAAAATTATGTTCGGGTATGCACCTACAGTAAATGATGAGAGCGGAGCGATCCGCGGACAGGGAATTGTCAACTCGGCGCAGATGAATGCGCAGGCGAAGATGAAGCTGGCGGATGATATCGGATCGGCCCTAGTCAGTGTGGCCGGAGCCTTTGGCGAAGCCGGCGAGCTGGCCCAGCAGGGAGACTCTGCCTACGAAGCGCTGGGCGCCATCGGCGAGATGTACCCTGGCATGAAGAGCACCTACGGCGCCCTCGGCAAGATGGACCCGCGGACCCGCCGGATGGCCTCGATGAGCATCCTCGACAACCTCGGGGCGGTTTCACAGATGGGAATTGCTGGGATGAACAACCAGACGCGACAGGGTCAGCAGGCACTTACCGCCCGGGGCCAGCAGATCACCCTTAACATGCCAGCCGCCCGCGCCCAGCAAAATGCTGCGTCTCAAGTAGCCGCCGGCCAAGGCCGCGTCACCACGCTACCTCCCAACATCAACCCTGACGTGATTCCCTAACATGCCTCCACGCCGCAACAACCAACTGCCCGATCCGGTGGAACCGCCGCTGCCTTCGCTTGATCCGGGTGAGGAGCCACTACCAGTCATGGACCCTCCGCCGGAGTTCTTGGACGACATGAACGGCGTTAGTCTGGACGAATACGGCGTCCCCCAAGATGTCTACAACGACGTTGCCGCGGAGCCGCTTCCAGAGACCGGCATGGGCTTTGACTTCACCAAGCTCAACGTCCAGACCCGCGAGGACTTCAATGCGTTGCCGGTTGAGCAGCAGGAGTTGCTCAAGGCGATGAAGCGCGGCGTGCAGTTCACGCCGGAGGGCGCGGCGCAGTTTGTGCTGAAGCAGCAGGAGTCCCGCATGCAGCAGCAGCAGAAGATGGCCATGATGGAAGCCGATCCGGTGCGCCAAGAGCAGACCCGCAAGCTGAAGACCGAGGCGGACGTGCTCGAGGAAAACCGCATGAAGGCGATGCGCAAGACCTTTGAGACGGCGTCCTACATGGATGACTTGCTTGAGAAGGTTAAGACGCACCCCGGGCGATCCTATGCCACCGGGAAGAGCAGCATCTTGCCGAAGGTTCCTGGGACGCAGCCAGCGGACTTCCAAGTGCTGCTTGACCAGGTCAGCGGCCAGCAGTTCATGCAAGCCTACGAGACACTCAAGGGCGGCGGCCAGATCACCGAAGTGGAAGGACGCAAAGCGACCGAGGCGATGGCGCGGATGAATCCGCGGCAGAGCGAGGAGGCATTCCTGCAGGGCGTCAATGAGTTTCAATCGATCGTGCGTTCGGCCAAGGAGCGCGCGGCCGCCAAGATCCAACCCCAAGATTCCCCATCAACGCCGGCCGCCCAAAGCGCGACCCCGCGTCAGCGTAAAACAAGACCAGTTGCAGGATTAAATTGGGAAAAAGGAGCTGACGGGCTATGGTACCAAGTTCCCTAGACGGACTAACTGACGAGCAGCTCGCCGAGCTGGAAGCGCAGCAGGGACAGCCGGAGATCACCACCGGGCTGGTGGATCGCCTTGCCGCATCCCCTGCTCCGGCGCAGGGATTCACCGACCAGCAGCTTGATGCGCTGCCAGCGCTGGCCTCCACGCCGTTTGCCCGCGAGCGTGGCATTGCCTTGCCGCCCGAAGCTCCCGCGGAGCCGGAGCCGATGACCGACCATGAGCTGAACCAGCTCGAGGAGGAGAACTACCGGCGCGTGGATTACGTCATGCCGCAGGAGGAGTTCCGGCAGTATTGGACGCGACGCAAGGAGGAGAACAACGAGGTCGGACGCTTCATTGATGGTGTAGGCCAGGGCGCCGCAGCCATGATTGGCATGCTGCCGCAGGCGGCGACCGAAATCACTGACGCGCTGATCGGCGGCGTGACCGATCCGATCAACCAGGCACAGCGCAACATCCAGACCGGCGCGGAGATCGTCCGCAAGGCTGGCATTAACATGGTGCAGCTCTTCGACTGGGTCGGCAACAAGGCTAATGACGCGGCAACCTGGGCGAGGCGCCGCGGACTGAAGCAGCAGGCATTGGCCAAGCGCCTTGAGCAGGAAGGCAGGCTGACCGGCGATGAGCTGCGGGACGCGAACATCATTGCCGCGGCGGCCAGCGAGGCGGATGCGATGGAGCCAACGCCGGTGGAGGAGGAAGAGGATTTCGACAAGGCTTACGAGCGCTACCAGCGGGAGAAGGCGCTGGAGCAGGAGTTCGCCGGAGTCACAGACTTTCAGATCGGCGCCAGCAAGGTGAGCGCGCCGGCGGCGACCAAGGAGGCTTACCAGATTACCGACGAGCAGCCTGCCGAGACGCTGTCGATGCTCGGCTCCATGGTTGTCGATCCGGTCAATTTGATTCCGGCAGGTGCGGGCGCGTTGAGCAAGCTGCGCGTGTTGCGGCGGACGGCAACACTCGCCGGCGCCCCGCTTCGAGGCGTGCAGCGTGCGGCCGATGCTACGGCAGACCTCGCCGAGCGCGCAGAGTTTGGCATCAGCAGTCGCGTGCAGGACATCACCGGGCTGACCGCAAAACAGCAGGCAGCGTTGGGCGCCGGTGCGGCCGGTGCGGCGGTCTATGCGGACGCGGCTGGCGGCGGTGGCAATGTTACCGCGGCAGTCACGGCCATCGGCAGCGTGCTGCCTGGGCTGCGTTATGGCGGTGCGATCATCCGCAAGACCGGAGCGGCGGCCGGCGGTGCGGCGACCATCATCCGCGAAGCGGGCGTGGGCGGCATCGGCACGGCGCGAGCGGAAGCGGCGGCCGACTTGTCGCGCATGACGGCGATCCCTGAGCGCTACCGGAAATACTTTACAGGCTACGTTGACGGAACCGACAGCACACTCAAGCGCGTGGCGCAGGATGCTGGCAACCCAGAGGCACTGCGCCGTGTGGCGCGCTTTGCCGACCGCGCTGGTGTGACCACAGCGGCTCGTCTAGCTGACGATGTGACGAGCGGAGCGGTGGCTGCTGGCATTACCGGAGCACCCTTTGCTGCATTGCAACCGGATGCCGAGCGCGCCGGTGAGGTGCTGGGCGGCATCATGGCCCTGGGCGGCGTGGCCGGAGTCGCTGGCAGTGTGGCCCGCCGCGGAGCTACGGAAGCGGACGCAGACATTGCCCGCATGATGGCTGACGTGTATGCGGTGGGCGGCAATGTGGATGCGTTTTCTGCGCTGCCTCACGCCTCGCTGGACCGCATGGCGGCCATGCAGGGTGTGCTGGCAGGCAAGGTGGATTTTGTTCCTCTCAAGGCTGACGAATACCGGATGAACAAGGACGTGTCGGCGACCGGCGGCGAGCTGGCCGCGGGACTGTTTCTCGAGAAGGACGCCAATGGACGCGCCCGGGTCTTCATCAATCTCGACGCCCGCAAGTCGGCCGGCGGCGTAGACGCCATTGCTCCGCATGAGATTGGCCACGCCATCCTGACGAGCAACGTCCTTGATGGGCAGCCGCGCAACGACCTGCGCAATTTGGTCAACCAGCAATACGGACCGGACGGCGTGACCGCCCGTGGACGCGAGTATGTCGGGCGCTTGGTTGACGCAGACATCAACAACGGCACAACCGGCGAGCTGCCGCAGGTGCTCACCGAGCAGGAGTTCCGCGACCTTGAGAGCGGCAATAAGTCGGCGGCAGACATCTCCAAGGCGCGCAAGCTGGAGCCGAGCGAGCGGGAAAGGCTGATTAACGAGCGCTACGAGGAGTTGTCGCAGCGCAGCATTGAGCGTGGAGAAGATGCCCTGGACTGGGCGCGCGACGAGATCATCGCCGAGACATTTGCCAGCGAGGCGCCGGCCATTGACTTCCGCGCCATCCGCCGCGATGCCGCCTTCCCTCGCCTCGCCGAGTCCATGCTGGCTACCGGCGGGCGCGTGCTGGAGATGATGGGTGTGCGCTTGGACAGCGGCACCGGCAAGATAATGGACAACCCGTCCGTCCTCTTCCGCGACAACCCGCTCTTCCAAGACCGCATCATGCAGAAGCGGGTGAAGGAATACGTCCGCGCCTACGATCAGTATTTGGTCGGCCTCGAGGAGGCTGGCAGCGCAACGCCCCGCGGTGTGGAGCTGGCGCGGAGCAACCGCCCGGAGGACATGGCGCGCAGCACGCACGTCAAGCTGCGGGACGAGGGCCGCGGCGTGTTGGAGAATGACTTCCTGTTCCAAAAGCCGGACGGCACCTACGCCTACAAGCCGCAGCCGATCATTAATGCCGCAGAGGCCAACCGCGCGGCGCAGATCAAGACGCTGTACGATGCGAAGAAGTTTGTGCCGGTCAACTCAACCGAGTTTGGCAAGCGCAAGGTCAACGGCCGCGAAGTCATCGGCGGGCCGGTGCTGCCGCCGCAGTTTGACCTCTTCACGCAATTCCCGCAGCACGTCCGCCAGTTTGCCCGCGGCATGGAGGCCAGCCGGGCCGAGGGCGGAAGCTGGAACATCGACTACAACGCCATCGGCACCGGCTCCAGCGGACGCTACCGCATCACCAACATGGGCGCCGTGCGCGCCATCCAGCGCGAGACCGTGCCATTCGGCTGGCAGGTGACCAAGCAGAACCACCTGCTCGCCGCCTCGCTCGACCTCAACGCCTTCCGCGCGTCCGCCATGAAGGCGATCAACAAGGGCGAGCTGGGCATCTTCAACAACGACATGAAGCAGGTGGAGGCCGACCTAAAGACTTACCTCGCCAACCACCGCAACGGCATGCCCGGAGAGGCGGCCATCGGACAGCAGAAGCGCGACACGCTCAACGGACTCATCGGCACCGGCACCGCCGTGCAGCGCGCCGCCAACCCGCTCTACGCCGAGCTGAACCCCAAGGGCAGCATCCGCACCTGGCGCATCGACCGCCTCAACGACGCCCGGCCGAGCGGACGCACCGGCTACTTCTTCGACTACGACAAGATCAACAACAACCGCATGCCCCAGCAGATCCCGCGGGAGGCTCAGGGGATGCCGGATGTGGCGCCGCGGGCGCAGATGATGGCGGATGATGTGAATGCGGACGCGGTAGGCTTGCGCTCGGCGAAGTTCCTCGAGCAAGCAGTCGGTGACGGCATGGAGAATTTACGCGCCAAGCAGGCCAAACGCGAAGGCACCGGCGTGGCGAAGAACAAGTTTGTTCGCTTCCACGACAACCAAGGGCGCCCAATCTACATTGGCGCGATTAAAAAGGACGGCGGCAAATCATTCGCTGGGTGGATTGAGGAAACGGAAGCCTGGCAATCGCCCGAGGAGACGGCGGCTTATCGTCAGTGGTATCGTGAACTGAAGGGCTACTTCACTGAGATTTTCGGCGAACGCGCCGGCGAGATGATGATGGCCTGGCTGGCAGCGCAGCAGAACGTCAGCCCCGGAGGCGCTCTGGGCAATGTATTTAAGGTCGAGGATCGTCTCGCTGGCATCGGCACCGGCAAGAAGGGCGGACTGGCGGATGCAAAGATCGAGGGCGTGCTGCGCGGTGAGGTGCCGGAGGGCGGCTTCGGGCCGAAGTTGACGGACTTTGTCGATGCGGGGTTCCTGCGCGAGTATCGCACTTACATGGCGAAGCAGCCCGCGGGCGGGCGGCCGTTTGTGGCGGACGTTCACACGGGGCGCGACAGCGGGCACGTTGACCAGCAGACTTTGACGCGGCTGAAGCAGCGCTCCGACGATGGCGACCTGTTCATTGATGGCAAGCCAACGCGCGTGAAGGTTTTGGATACCAAGACAGTCAAGCAGGGCAACAAAACGGTGATCGTGCCGGAGCGCATTCGCGTGATACCGGAGGGCAGCAAGGGATTCGATGTCGGCGTAGATATGCGCGGCAGTCCGGGCGGCCCGAAATACGAGGGCATCTCGGAATGGGGCAACGCCATGACCGATCACCTCAACAAGATCGGTTGGCGTGGCGGCGAGTGGACGCCCGCGGAGGTGCAGGCGGTCGGCTGGATGCGCGTGCTGCGGCAATACGGATTGCCCGAGCCGACCGTGCTGAGTGCATTACAGCAGAACACTTCGCGTATTTACGCGGAGGTCAACTACTCGTCTGGCAATTTGCTCCCGGCTAACTATCCGGCGTTTGATTCGCTATCGCCGGACGCGCAGCGGGCGATCACGATGGACGTGGTCACGCAAACGGTGAATGAGCTGGCGCCCATCATCGGTGGTTCGCTGCGCGTGCAGCGGGTGTCGGCTGGCACCGGAGCTTGGGGCAACATGCGGTCGCCGACGACGGTCATTGAGGCGCTGGGCAGCGCGGAGGCCACAGACCTTTTCGGCCTGGCGCTGGCCACAGCGTCCGAGCAGGCGGCGACAATGTCGGCGACGTTCGGCGTGGGCGGAAAGAATAGCCGCGCATTGTCATTCAAAAAGAAGTCGGGCGAGAAATTCACCGATGCGGAGATGCAATCAATCATCGATGATGCAGGTGTCTCGGGCTACACGATGCAGCAGCTTCCGGGTGGCGATACGGGGCTGATTGCGGATGCCACCAAAGATTTTAAACCGAAAGGATTAACAGAAGCCAGAGCGTCTCAGGTTCTCAAAAGGTTGCTTGCATGGGCAGACAGCAGTGGTATTGATATTGAGGTCAGAGATGTTTCGGCCAGAGTCACAAGCTATGGAAACAACTGGAAAAACAATACAGATGGGCAGGCATACTTATCGGAAATTGTCCGACGAGGAGGCGCTGCAAGAGTTCGGGACATCGTTCGTTTTCGTGGGAGATACGCAGAAATCCTCCGCGAAGCCTACCAACGTCACGCCCCTGAGACCGTCGTCCCCGACGCGCAAGAGCAAGTAGGACCGATCCGGCAAGCCGCGGAGTCGCCGCCGCTTGAGATACTCGAGATGCTTCGCGGCGCGTAATTTCAGCTCATCTGGCACGTCCAGAAAGAGACTAAGGGTCAGCTACGGCTGGCCCTTTCACTTTGTCCCAAAGATTCCCTCCGGCAGTGTCACGCTTGACTCATAGGTCGCATAGTGCCGCAGCGTGACGGCCGCGCCGGTATGGCCTAGCAGCTTCGACACCAAGCTGATCTTCCCGGTCGCAACCAGCCAGTCGCTGCCGGCCTGTTTGCGCAGCGTGTAGAGTAGCTGCTCGCGGTCTGGCATGTAGCCGCGGAGGAAGGCATTGAAGACCCGCATGAGCCAGTTGTAGCGCGTGTATGGCGTGCCTCCCGGGATGCCGTAGTCCTCGCAGGCGAGCAGCTCGGCGGCCATGTCTGGCGGGATGCCGATGTCGCGCTCGCCGCGGCTGCCGGTCTTCAGCGCAAAGCCTTCCGAGGGGCGCTGCCGGACGCATAGGAAGTGCTGTTCCCCTCGCCTTTCGATCCAGCCCTTGCGGAAGCCGGCGATCTCGCTCGGGCGCAGTCCAAGATAGCGCGCCAAGATCCACGCGCGCCGGATGCCGCCGCCGGTGACCTTGGTCGCCTTGTCGATCTCCTCCAGGGTTTCCGCGGGCAAAGGCTGGAAGGCGTCCAGGTGGACGCGCAGCCCGGTGCGGGTGCAGGCGTCTCGGAACTCGCTCATGTCCGGCAGGCCATCGAAGCCCTCCCAGTCGTTCTGCCGCGCGAAGATCGCCCGGGCGCTGGCGAGGCAGGACTTTTGCGTGCTGGTCTTCACCTTGGCGTTTTTCAAGTAGGCGGCGACCAGGGCGCGGTTGAGGCGGGAGAGCGCAAGGTCGCGGACCTTCTGGCCGTCATCGGTCTGCAAGGCAGCCTTGATCACGCGGTAGAGGCAATTCACATTGTCCCTGCGAAAAGCCACTGTGCTGGTCGCCAAGTAATGGTCACAAGCCTTGCCAACCGTGGAGCTGGTGTCGCGCCGGGAGAAGTCCCGCAGCGCGGCAATGCCCTCGTCCGCGGTGCGCTCGAGGATGGCTTTGGCCTTGGCCTTGGCGGTCGGCAGGTCGGATGTGGCGAGGCTGATGCGCTGGCGGCGCCGTTTCTCCGGGTGATAAAACCTCAGCCGGTAATACGGCGACTCGGGGATGAGATGAATAGTTCCGGTGAGTCCGCGTGCGGTGATCTTGATATCCATGGCGGACAGATCGCATCCGAGCGCGCCATAGTCAAGAGCACTGTGGCAGGAGTGTGGCAGCCGATGTGGCAGACTGTGGCAGCACGGTCAGCATCTGTTGGCACCTGTTGGCACCACAATAACAGAGAAAAACAAACTTTGCTCCCGTAGCTCAGGGGATAGAGCAGCGGATTTCTAATCTTTGCTCTACCCCTGTCGCTATGCGGGTTTCCGGCTGTCGTGCCGGATAGTGTGTCAGCATTGTAACTACAACTTTTCCGCTCTTTCTGGTATAATAGAAGGCGGAAAGGAGGTGGCGCGATGCGTTACGACACATCACCCATGGGCATTGTCTACGGCCCATATGGAGCAGTGGGATTTGTCGGCGGGCAGAGCAACTCGAGCTGGATCACGGTCTTGCTCGCGTGGCTAGGTTTGAAGCCGGCGTAGTACCAGCGGCCGCAGGCAGAGATGCTTGCGGCCGTTTTGCGTTAGCAGTAGGCCGCTTCGCGCGTCTCAATGTGGTGCTCAATCGCCGCAACACTCTCGGGATACGGCAGCACATCAAGGTCGCCGCACGCATGCAGCACCTGCGAGTCGCACAGGCACTGCCGGCGCATCATGGCGAAAAGCTCCGGTGAGTCAAAGCGGCGACCGGCGAGGCGGATGCCGCCCCATGGGAACGTGCCGGTGAGCAGGTAGTCGTGCCTGATCATAGCTGCGGCCGATACTGCTGCGTTGCGGAATACCAGTGGACATACCGCGGCACGCGGAAGAGCAGATGCTTGGGGACGGCGTATCCCTCGTAGCTGGTGTAGGTGTCCTCGACGCTGCTGTCTTGAGGCACTTGGCATTGGACCCGGACATCGTGCCGCCAGTTGCCGTCCGCGTCGGCCTCCACTGGGATGGTCAGCGGCGTGAGGCCCATGTATTCGCCGTTGAGGAAGACCACAGCGCCGATAGGCTGGCTGGCGATCTTCATGGGCACGATGCGGGCAGTTGGCCGGCGGACCTCCGGCTCGACCGCGGCGCAGCCGGTGATGACCGCCGCCAAGGCCAGAGGAGCGGCGTGTCTGGCGATGGTGGCGATCATTCGGCAACCTCCAGTGGCAGCGCAAGCTGCGGGTCGGCGGCTTCCTTGCGGGCCAATTGAACCGTGTGAGCGTGCCGGATGACAAGCTCGGTGAGTTTGAGCGCGGCAGCCACGTTGTAGTCGTGCGTGGAGTTAAACTCCGCGGCAGTCTGGACGATGGCGTGGATGTTCATTTGCACGCCTCGCAGTTGCACGGCAGCACGCGCTCGGAGCGGGCCGCGCTGCGTGTGTCTTCGTGTATCGCGTGAACCGCGCCAACACAATCGCCAGCCCACTTCCAGCCGCGATTAAGTTCGATCCAATAACCATCGCCGCCATCGTCAGGATGGCCGTCATCGTACTCGCGCAAGACGTGCCTGGGGGCGAGCCTGTATGTGGTGTGTGTTTTCATGTGGTGTGTAGATGCTGTTGGCATCTGTCCGCACTATATAGCATCTGTTGGCATCTGCAAGCCATATTTTCAAAAATCTGCAAAATAGTTACTTCTCTCTGTAAATCAGCGACTTACTGGAGCGCCTTTTCCAGCTTCGCTGCCATCCCGCCGACATTCCGCAGGATCATCGACCGGAACTGCTCGGTCATGGGGCCACCGAAGGCATCCTCGAGGTCCATGTAGAAGTCCAGCGCAACGCCGGCATACTTGGCAGCACTAAGGTGTGCGGCCGGAGCGCGGCGCTGCAGCCTGGCATGGGCGTCATGGCTGATGTTGGCGAAGACAGACCTGCGTGAGCCGACAAGTCGCTTCGGTTTCTTTGTGGTATTCATAGCGCCAACAGCCTCCAACAGACGCCAACAAATGTCAATTGGGGTCTATGCCCCAGACCGCACAGAGATGGGTGCAAAATAATGCTTGCACCTGTGGGCACGTGTAGGCATCTTACGCGAAATGCACGCCCACCTCGCCCTCACCGTGAAGCAAACCGCCAGAGCACTGCAGGTCGGTGAGCGTCGCGTCCGCGGATGGATCAAGGCTGGCGAGTTGCCGGCGTTCAGCATCGGCCCGCGCGAAGGCACACGCATCTCGCGGTGTGCCATCGACAACTTCATCAAGGCGCGGACTTTCAATGTCGTTGATGCCCACAGATGCCCACAGACGCACAAGGATTCTCTATGACAAACACCACACCCACCCTGCTCGAAGTCTTGGGCTATCTCACCGATCCGGTCTTCACGACTGTGATCGTTCTCACCATCGGCACGTTCGCCGCGCTGCAATTCATCAACAAGATCGGAGGCGCGCGATGATCGATCTCACAATCGACGCGCCGTATCACCCGGCCGCGCTGTGCGAGTGCGGAGACCCCGAATGCCTGGGACCCGCCGATGCCGTCATTCCGGTGGTTGAGGCGCTGGCCGTTTCGCTGCCTCAGTTGGAGTCGCCGATGCTCAAGTTGATCAAGGAACGCAACGAGGCGCGCCGCCTGTGCGAACTCCTCGCCGGCTCTTACCCCGACATTGCCACGCTAACCAACAGCAAGGCCATCGATGCGGCCAACGCCGAGATGCACCAGGCGCTGTGGGCGTATTGCAAGGCCAAGAAGGACTGGGACAAGCGCAGTTATCAACTCGGAGGTGAGCAATGAGCTACGAACTCGGAGACCCGGACGACCGCTGCTGCGATGAGGGCCGCGAGGCGGACATCGAGGCGCGTGACGCGGATGACTGCAGCAAGGCTTACGGCGTGCCGCACGATCCCTACGCGCATCGCACGCCGGAGGAAGATGCCGAGTGGGAAGCGGATAAGCGCTTGGAGTACGAGGCGGATCGGATCTGCGGGCATCACTGGGGGAACTGCTAACGGAGACAACAATGTGGATACTACCAAAGCAATTACACACGTCTCCCTTTGTGCCGGATACGGAGGCATTGATCTCGGACTTAAACGAGCAATCCCAAGCCTGCGCACAATCGCTTTTAGTGAGATCGAAAGTTTCGCCTGCGCGAACTTGGTCTCTAAAATGGAAGCGGGACTCTTGGACCCAGCTCCTATCTGGACGGATCTTAAAACCT